AGAATTAGTATTATTATAGTGTAAAAATACTTGAGCACAATCTTTACCTCTAAATTCTTCTCTCCAATGTTCTAACTCACAACCAGAATAAATTAACATATCTCCCGGTTTTAAATCTATTTTAATTCCTGCTCTACCTGTATTCCCAGTAGGATCTAAATATATAGGCCATGGATCTCCTCCTAAATTTAATGTGGTAGATATTTCACAACTAAATCTATCTTTATGTCTAGTAAGAACGTCACCTTGTTTATAAATTCTTGCAAACGAATATGTTTCAGATAATTTTAATTTTGTATGTTTTTCCATAATGGGTTTTACTTTTTGAAGTAAAGTTTCCATTACAATATCAGCATAATGTGAATAAGTATTTGGAACTTGTTCATCATTCCAAACTCCAAAATATTCTGTAAAAGGTGATATATATTTACTATCAAATAAATGTTTAGCAACTTGTCTTTTATTTAAAAAATATTGATATGTAAAATCTGCTAGCTCTTTTGAAATAGCTTGTTTTAAAACAGAGTATTTATTTTTATTAAATGACATTCTAGTTCTCCTTTTCTTTAAATGTTATAACTAATACTAATCTATATCCTTTGGTAGGAAAAAAATGATAATGAGGTAAATAATCAAACAAAATACCTTTATTTTTTTTAGGTGTTATCTCTTTTAATTTTTTATTTTTTTTATTTAATATTACAGTTTTAGATTTTTTATCAGCATCATTTAAATAAATTAATATTTGTTTATGTTCATAATCGTGATCATAATGAATAGGACATTTTTTTGTAGAGTTGTTGACCGTCAAATTTATTGCTGCTCTATATATCTCAGCTTCTTTTATTTTAAATTTAGAAAAAATATAACTAAAAACTCTTAAAAAATTTTGACAATGAACGGACTTATATCTATCTTTATTGTTTATTTTTTCTTTTCTTTCAATAATACAATGTTCAAAATAGAAATCTTTTTTCTTAAACTTAGGTGTGCTGTTTATTTTAAATACGAAAGAGGCTTTAGTTTCTAATATTAAATTATTGATTATTTTTAAATCATTTGGATGTATTACATTATTTTTTTCTACTATCATGTTAACTTACTAATTCTAATTCAAATTTATTATTTAATGCTTTTTGATTTAAAGCTTTTACCACCCCATGTTTAAATTTTATTAAAGGTACATATAATCTATCTCCCTGAACATATTTGCAACTTTTTGGTATATCTATTTTATATTCATCTAAACTCCAAGATAAACTTGGGTGGCATAAAAAATGTATAGGTCCACCACAAAACCATGTAAGTTTTGCATTTTTATTTACATGATTATTTAATAATTCATAAATAAATTTATAAACTCGAATATTAGTTTTATCTTTATAAGTATCAGTAGGAGCATCATCAAAGAATATAGAATCAAACTTACCTAAATTTTTTAATTGTTCTTGCCAAAAACCTTTAACTATACTTACTTTATGTTTTTGTTTTTTAGCCCATTCTTTAACTTCTTTAATTAAAAATGGTTCAATAATAGTATGTGATTGAATATTATATTTTTGAATTGCATCTGCGGAATAACCTAAACCAAATCCTATTTCTAAAACATGACCATTAGGATTCAATTTTTTAATTAAATGTTCCATATAAGGTTTTTCCCATTCCATCATAACTTGAAAAGGTTTACCTTCTAAAGAAGGATCAATAATTATTTGTTCATTATTTTCGTCTTTATTTTTTTCTAACTGCATCTAAAACACCTTTTGGTATAGCTTGTGCGTTCCAATGAATAAATCTAAACGGCTCATATCCTAAATCTACAGTAAATTGATGAGGCATATAAGATGGAAAAAATATCATTCTACCAGGTAATGGTTGATAATGAACATGAGATGATGCAAAAGAAATTTTAGTTTTATCTTTTTCTGGTAAAAGATTCATCATATTACCTTGTCTAGGATCTTCAAACATGGGTGCTGATGTTTTTTTACTTCCTTTTAAAAAATAAAAACCAGAAATATGTCCGTTCCAATGTGTATGTAGAGCATGATGACCTGCTCCATCTTTTGCAAATTCTTGTACCCATAATTCAGTAATAAAAGTTTCGTAATTAGTTAAATCAAAACCCATTTCACCTAATAAATTATGACAAGTTGCTCCTATATAATTTTGTAATTCTTCAAAACCTTTTTGATTTATTAAAGAGGTTGAATGATAAACAAGTCCTAAATCTCCTTTATCTCCAAATTCTTTATTTCTTTTTTTTTCAATATGTTTCATTGATTCTTTAGAAGAAACAATAAATGGATCAGATGCCTTATTTAATTCATCTACATATTCTGGTGCATCTGCATACCAAATAGGACAAGCAAAATATTGTTCTAAATTTAGCTGCGCAGGTAATTGTTTTTTCATACTATATTTATTCCTTTATGTTATTCAATTACATCTATATTAAATGATATAATAATTTTAAAATCTTTTGATTTATTAACTGGGGATCCATGTTTTAAAAACGCTGGAAAAGATAATATGTCCCCCTCTTCAACATCAACATCATAATTAATAATATTTGTTTTAACAGAAGCTGAAGGTAATTGAATATAGAATATATTAGTAAAATTAGTTTTAGTATGAGTGTGAAGACTATGAAAATCTCCTTCGCCGTATACTTGAAACCACATATTAGTCATTCGAACTTTTTTAAAATTATTTTTTAATTTAAAATCATTTAAATAAGATTCAAGAATGTTTTTACAAAAATATTCTAAATAATCTCTTTTCATAGTACTTGGTATCTCCCAATCAGAATGAAAAATACTTTCTTTTATGTTTTTTATACTTGTCTGTGGTATTTTAAATATTAAATCTATAATTTTATTTTTATGTTTTTTAAAATTTAAAACTTTATATTTATTTATATAATTCATATTTATTTAAATGGCCAACCTAAATTCCAAATTACTAAACTGTTTCTTTCTCCACTTTTCACTGGACATACTCTATGCCATATATGAGAAGGAAATACAACTAAAGATCCTTTAGGCAATATTTCATTACATCTAACAATATTTTTTTTACCAGGCATACCATTTCTTAAATCAAATTCTAATTCACCACCTTTATATTCTTTTGGATCAGATAAAGAAACAGTTACTGATAATTTTCTAATTTTTCCATTTGCAGGATCTTCTTTATTTTTTTTATAAGGTCTATCCCAACTATCACAATGCCAATCATAATATTGGCCTTTAGAATATTTTGTAAACTGACAAGACTCTGACCAATGCCATTCAAAATTCCAACCAGCCATTCTATTAGCTTTACGTACATAAGGTTGTATTTCATTATATATCCAACGATCATTTAACCAAACAATATTTGAATTTCTTTTTTGTTTTAAATCTTTTATTTCTTTTGAATTTAATTTTTTATTTCCAAATTCACCAGTTATTCCCATTTGATCTTTCATCTGATGACCATATTTTATAATATCATCACAAATTCTTTCAGGAATTACAGATTGAAAATACCAATATTTATAATATAAATTCATAATTCTAGATTAGAATTATTTTATATATTTTTTTTAAAAAAAAACAAGAGTTACTCGGCAGTAGATATCCAAATAGAAGAAGTTGGATCCCATTCAAATACATTTGGTGTTTCTTCCCAATCTCTTGCTTTCCATTTTTGATTAGTTTCGTCCCAATATATACTATAATTTACTCCATCTCCATAAGTTGTAACACTTGGATAAGGAATTGGTCCTTGCCAATCTCCATTATTATCTAATGTCCAATTAGCAAAAGGTTGTGGTTTTATAAATCTATCATTTGCACTATCATAAATAAAATTTTTTCCAGCATATTGTTTTCTAAAATTACCGTTGTAAGAAGTTTGTTTCCAAGTGCCACCTTTAAAAAAGTTTTGACACCATGTTTCTCCATCAACATGCATATCATTTTCTCCTAAAGGACCATTAGAAGTTTGAATATCATTACTTACTACAACAGTTCTTTTAACTACCCAAAGAGTGTCATCAGTAAAACCAGTAGGGTCACGTTCTTGATTTATTTCACAAAAATGTGCCATTATTGTCCACTCCAATTTCCGTTTTTAACGTTTGTATAAACTTCATTTATTTGCCAAACTCCTGGACAAACTGCTGGTGCTGAAAATGCACCCTCTCTAACAACTACTATACCAGAACCACCGAAGCCCCAACTAGAACCTCCACCAGCTCCACCGCCACCAGTATTTGCTGTTCCACTGTGACCAGGTTGCGGGCCACCATAACCATCAGAGTTTGTTCCTCCACCACCTTGACCACCAACGCCATTTTCAGGAGGGCCACCTCTAAAACCTCCACCGCCGCCGCCGAAATAAGAACCATCTCCTACACAAGCAGGCATCCAAGGTATCGTTGGACTTCCTTTTCCAACACCACCACATTGACCATTGGTTGGGCCAGCAAGTCCTCCGGCACCACCTCCTCCTCCTCCTAAGCCAGGATAAGTTGGATTTGAATTACCACCAGGATTACCAAAACCTGAACATGGAAAACCTGAAATATCTCCTTGAGTAGCTGAACCTACTGAACCATTATTTCTTGATTCTCCACCACCTGAGCCACCAGGGTTACCATTTCTTGCTGGACCAGGTGAACCTGATCCTCCACCACCGCCACCACCTTGAGCAGTAACAGGATTTGTTGGATCACCAAAAACTGAATTATCTCCAGGTCCACAAGCAGATGGACCACCAGTTGTTCCACCGCCGCCAATAGTAACTGGAACAGTAGAAGCTGCTAATGGAAAACAAGCTATATAAACAAGTCCTCCAGCACCTCCTCCGCCTCCCTCTGGGCCACCAGAACCCCCACCAGCAACTACTACTAAATCTACAGTATCAGGTGCAGATGGATTACCTTTTGTGTAACAACCAGATGCAGTTATTGTTTGAATATTTTCAGGAACACATACTGGACCTGTAGCTGCATTTGGAGGTCCTATTATTCCACCATTAGCCATAATTAATTATCCTCCTATGCGTCGTCTAAAATTTCGTAAGAGATTAAACAAACTAAATCTCCATCAGCACTTGCGCCGCCTTCAATTGAATCACCTTCTTCTAAATAAAAACTGTTGTCTTTACCAACAACAGAAAGTGTTGCATCTGCAGGTACTGAGATTGTGCTTGCTATTGCTCTAGTGTTTGTTTGATCGTTGTAAGTGATTGTAACATCCGCAGCATTTGTGCCGTCAATGTTAGCAACCATAATTGAATTAATTTTATAAACTTTATCTGTAGCTGCAGTTAAAAGTGTTGTTGTTAAACTTGTAGTTAAGGCAAACGTATCCGTTTTACCTAAAATTGATGTTACATTTACTATATTTGGGTTTGCCATAATTATCTCCTATATTAACCGAATACTAAGGCCATTGCAATAGCCTTCCCTGTTGAAATTCCTGCATCACCAAAACTTAAATTAGCTGATCCATCAGTAATTAAAGCTTGTCCATTTGTGCCATCAGCAGCAGGTAATGTGAATTGATTTATTGTTGTAATAGCTGCGTTAACATCAACTAGATTAGTTCCATCTGTATAAGCTAATCTTGTTCCTTTATCTGCAGCCGCAAAAGTAAAACCTGTGCCTGAAGCTGTTTTAATTTGAACAGTAAAAGCACCTGTTGTATTATTTTTAAAAAAATAATTTTTTTCAATTCCATCAGGTACGGTTACGATTTGATTTCCTGTAATAGTTCCTGTTAACTCTATAATTAAATTTCTTGCATCAGAAGTTGTAGTTGCTCCATCAGTAATTGTTAATGCAGTAGTTTGTGCTCCACCTGCGATTGATTTCGATAAATATCCTTGGGATTGTTCTATGATGTCTAAGTTGGTATTTGTTTTATCACCCCACGTTCCAGAGTTTTCCCCTGTCACCATTAGTTCGATTCCAAGTGTTGTAGTATAACTTGATGCCATTTAAAATTCTCCTGTTAAATTAATATTGTACTATCATTAAGCTGCTAAATCAACCTCAGTCCATACATTAGATACACCTAGATCAATTTCTTGCCAAGCGGTAACCCTTGGTGTTCCAATGCTAGAAGTCATTGAAATACCTGTTAAACTTACATCTGCATTAGCAGTAATTGTAACACTTCCTATATTAGCAGATAATGATTGTCCTGTAACCTCCGCAATAGATACTGCATCT